TTGACCTTAAACACCTTGCTCGATGATGCAGAATTGCTGACCAGTGTGGTTTGAGATGTTGAAGAAAGCGCGACAGTGGCGGATTTGCCTATGATCGTGCTTACATTTACAATATTCGGTGCAGCCATTTGTTTTCTCCTTTAGCCAAACACGATTGCCATAGCTATGGCTTTACCTGTTGATATACCAGCACTACCAAAACTAATAGTGCCACTTCCGTTAGTAACTAATGCTTGGCCGCTTGTGCCATCCGATGTCGGCAGTGTAAGCGCAGTTACAAAAGCCTGCAAGTTAGCGTCATATGCCAAGACATCTGAGCCAACCGCCACGCCTAGATTTGTGCGAGAAGTACCTGCGTTCGCAACATCAGATAAGTTATTTGCAGCGAGCAATGATCCCGTGGCCGGGATCGTGGCTGTAAGATCAACAACCGCGGCTCCCGCTCCCGCACCGTCGCAGTAAATAAACGCCGTGTTGCCGTTAGCTACCGTCACGTTGGCTCCACTGCCCTGTGAAAACACAGCGGACTGCCCCGAGTTGTTCTTTACAACATAAAACTTTTGACTGTCGTTGGGAGCTACCGTAATTGTATTCGTTCCACTTGGACTACCAGAAAGAACCAGAACCCGGTATTGGCCGTCAGATAAAGCCCCATCCGAGGTTGTCAAAGTATGTGTTGTCCCTGACAAAGTAATCGAACCGACACCGTTCGTCAGTCGATCCAAGATGTCGAAATTAAGGTTGGTAGTATTACCCCAAGTACCAGACTCGTCGCCTGTTGCAATCTTTGTAATGCCGCCGTTTGTAGTATAGGTAGCCATATCTCTTTACCTTTACGCTGCTATTTCAGTCCAAGTTGTGCCGGGATTTGGCCCCTCTTCAGTCCAAGTATCTCCTCCAGAAGGAGACACAGGCGTCCAAGACGTGCCCGGATTTGGAACAATGTTACCATAAACTAGCACAGAACCAACCGTTGCGCTAGCACTAAGCCCCGTAACACTTGCAATCGAGTTGCCTTTAGGCTCAACCGTCCCAACTCCAGAGGTCATTATCATGCCAATGTTATTTACAGGAACTCTTTGGAAGGTGCGTAGCTCAACAGGATTTACAAGTCCTGTTGCCGCAATTCCCGTGACTTCGACATTAGGAGCATCACCTATTATGGTCGGAGCGGTTACTCCACCCGCCGCTTCAACACCCACAGCGTTTACATCAACGCCTGTACCTTCGATGATCGTGACACTGCCGACACTTCCCGAGACCTCAAGTCCCGTCGCCGGAGCGTAGGCGTTAATAACAACCGTGACGCCGTTTACCGAAGCCGTGCCAAGCAGGGACGCCGTAAGTGTGACCGTAACCCCTGCGCCTTCGACAACCGTTACAGAATCAACAAACCCCGTGGCTTCAAGACCTGTTGCTGGAATATTCTGCTCAGTGCGAAGTGTGACTGTACCAACATTTCCCGTACCAGAAAGCCCAACAACACTGACGCTGTTGTTGCCTTTTGCGATAACAGAACCAACGGCACTGACGGAGCCGAGGCCAGTAACCGTAATCGAAATATTCTCGCGAATAACCGCAACACCAACTTGGCCCTGCATAGCGTCAATCGTAGATTGCTCACCGCCCCAAGATGTAACGCCAAAACCTAACTCACCCCACCCGTTAAGAGTATGGCCCACGCGGACAGGAACTGCTTCATTCCAAGCAGCCTCTCCCCATTCGCCACGACTCCAACCAGTGATGTTCGCCATAGGGTTGCCCCTTACGCGATACGGATAAGAGCGTTAGTCGCGTCAGCCGTTGGGAACACAATCTGAAAGTCACCCGCTGTAGACGATTTGTCAGAGCCAAAATCCAGAACAACAACAGTGTCTGTAGTACCCGACCCCGCGCCCGTTGTGGTGTTGTAAATCAACGCACCCCGCGCAGTGATTGTAGCTGATGTAAACGTCAGGTCCGCAAAGTCTGTAAACGCTGTGGTTCCAGAAGTCGTCGGAGTTACGTTAGTCAATGCACCACCACCCGCAGCATACGAACCTGAGTTCGCTACTTCGTTAGTTGCCGTGTAGTCCGTTGTCGCCGCATTGAAAGAAGCGTTGTTATCATACAACGCTAGCTTGAACGTGTCGCCTGATGAGTTTGTAAAGTTGTGACTACCAGTAAGCAATTCCTGCTTAAAAGAAGTACACATATAGTTTCCGCTGAAAGCCATGATTATAGTCTCCTTATAAGTTCAGCCAGTTCGGGGTTTCCCGCATCCTTGAGTGCATTATACACAGTTGTGCGGTCACTGCGAATAGCCTGTCGCATGTAATATGCAACAAGCGTTTCGACGTGCTTCGAGAAAGCACGAGCTTGGTCTCGTATCCCTGGAGGGGCAGTATCGGAAACCGAAATAATTTTATCAACACACTGCTCCGCTAACTCGTCCGGCGTGAACCCGCGGTTGTCCGTAGTCTTCACTCCTATTACAGGGGCATCCTTATTGATATCTACCTTGAACTCAAACATTACTGTTTTGCCCTTATAGTTTTGCCAGTGCGATATTCATCTGTGGTCTCTTTAGCTTCGCCCAGCATCTTAATGCCAACCAAGGCTTCTTGGAATCGTCCAGCATACATTCCCATAACGTCCTGCTCGCCCTTCATGTAAATGTAGGCCTCTATCAAGGAGCCGTATAGCATCGCCATCTCAGCGTTTACACTGAGCCAGGTCGTGCCACTTTCGGACCCTGCAGTCAAACTGAGTGGACGATAGAAATAATGAAGCTCTGCAGTGTAATTTGCTCCAACCGCAGGAGCATTCGGTGTTGGTGCTAATAGAAAGTTTTCTACATCAAACACTCCATAATAACGTGGGGCACCCGTTGTTGTATCGTCCGGAGTATAGGTCTGCAAAAAACTAGGGTCTTTAAACTCAACGAAAAACTTGTCCGCATCTGGGCCCCGCAAGCTCAAAGAAAACGGCGCAAGAAAATCTGAAGGCACCGCCAAATAGGGGTTGCCTGCTGTAGTCGAAGCTGTGGAGTTCTTTCGAAACAAGCTGAGTTGTACATTCTTCAAGATCCTTTCTTCCGCCTGCCTAATAAACAAAGGAAGGTTTGTAACGAAAGATGTCTCGTCGTTCTCTGTATAATCTTGAATAGCCTGTTTAAGCTGCGCGTATGTAAAACTCATGTTGTCACCACCGTTACTGTTCCAACTGAGCCTTGAGCAACCAAGTTGTCAGGAGGACTAAGCCCTGGAATATACGCAAAGCCCACAGGGTTCCAGCCCCACTGCACTGCACGTTGCTCGCTAAGACCCGTCTCAGGTCGAGGGTCCCGTAGCGCCTGTGGATCTGGGAATGCTTTAGGCGGGTATAGCTGTGGGTGCTTGGGCTCAAACTCGTCCGGACCAACTTTAGCGCCTGTCCACTCCACCTTCATTTCACGAAGGCGGTAACGGCGACCTGACCGATCAGATATTCCCCAAGCATTTTTACCGCTAGCGTATGCCATTATACCCTCAAGTAACTCAAACTAGGCTGCAGTTTCAAAGGAGTCCGACCTTGATCCTCGTCCGCCGCACGTTGAAACTCTTCTTCATACACCGTCTTTAGCAACTGAACTCGCTCCGGCGCACGTTTCATCGCCATGTAGTAGGCAAGACCTGCCACCATACAAGGGAAAAACCGGAAAGGCATATCCGTTGTGTCAACCAAAGAGTCCGCATCCTCGATCCTACGAACATAATAATAGATCAATTGATCTGTGGAGTTCTCCGGAACAGCCCATAGATTGATTACAGGATCAATCTGCCGATTCAGCCAGTACTGACTGGTACGTCCTTGTGTCGTCTTATTTGGAAGAGTTGCATACTCACCACGGCTGATACGCTCCACTTCGAAATCTGTGCCATCTCGGCGAACCACAACGTCAAGAAGATCTACCACATCAGAAAGCAAAGCCTCCTGTGCTTGACCTTGAGTAAGGGTAATGGTGCCCTGCTTAACTGTCCAAAGGTTAAGCCCCCGGTTAGCCCATTCAGCAAACATCAAGTTCAAGGACCTACGGGCAGTGCGAGCATCATAGCCCGTGCGGACCTCTAATCCACACCGCTCATACGCTTCTTCAATAACCTCGCCTACATCGAGGTTGAAATCCCTTGAACCTGAAGTTGCCATCAGCTGTTTCCTTTAAACGATCCGCCACGGCCAGCCATTACGCAGCCGCCTGCATTGTAACCTTTGACCTTGCCGCCGTACTTGTAGCCTTTTTTTATCATGCCGCCGCCCATGTAGCCGTTTAGCATGCCGCCATTCTTCTTCTCAATAACACCGCGACCAATCAGAACATCCTTCTTAGTCACTTTGCCGTCGCCACTTAGATCCTTCATAACATACTCCTCAAGGTTATCAAAACACTCTTACCAAGCCACCATCAGCCTTCCAGTTGATGCGCTTAGATGATTTCTTCTTCTTCGCTGCGGAGGTACACTGCGCCATCGTAGGGCGGCAAGCAGGGTAACCTTTACGTTTCTCGCCCTTTTTTCTCCCACAGGACTTCCCTGTTTTACAGTCAACCCAGCCCTTCCCGTTATTTTGGGAGAACCATTTGCGCAGTGAGTTGTCCTTCTTTGCCATCAGTAGTTATTCGTCTCTTTACGACGACCCTCTGTAACTCCGCCGCAGCCATAAGCAATATAACCGCCTTCTTTTAACTTCTTCTTTACAGGACGTTTGCGTTTCTTAGAAGATTCGCCCCAGTTTGCTGCTCCCACTTTTCGGCACTTGGCTACCGCTCCGCTTGCGTATGCGCTGGGCCACACCTTGTACCGAGCTTTCACCTTCTTGGCGCAGGCGTCGAGTTTTTTCTTTTTCTCTGCCATTATTGAGTCTCTCTGGAGGTTTGGTAATTTGAAAAGGTATTTGTCCACGACTTATCAAGGTGAGCCTGCCTTTCTGTCAAAGCGTTTATAGCTTGAACCACATGATCCATTTTAACGTCCATAACCTCGGTGCGTTTGTCCACCGTGATAAGAGTGCTCACCATCCAAATAAGCCCTGCTGAAGCAAGAGTTAAAAAGGTTCCGACCAACATTAGTTGCACATTCTTGTCCAAGTCTATCACCACATCTTGCACGACCAGTAACGGGCCGACAGCTTATCTAACTTCTTTGTATCACATCCATGACGCGCTCGAAAAGACTTGCGTCGTTTAGGATCTGACTTCTTAATCTTCATATTGGCATCGCCAAAACGAATTATCTTTTCTTTTCCGTCCTTACACGCTTTCACAACAGACTTCTTACCGCCAGAAATCTGGCGCTTGGGCTTGTTGCACTTCATCTTGGACTTATCGATCTTTGCCATCTTTACTCCACAAACACCGTTATTGTAGTACTGTCGGGGATGGACGCATAAACGCCCTTCTTTGCAAGTATACCGTCGCCAGGGATATACACTTCGTCCATACCTTGAGATGTTTCATCGACTCTAAGTAAAACCTTACCCGAGGCTGCTGAATCGTTATCGTACAAAACGATGTGTCCCGTAGCTCCTGACTCATAAGTCAGCAAAACACCTTGTAATCGACAGCGCCGTTGAACCAACGCTGTCGAAGTTTGTGAGTAGAAGGATGTGACTTCACTCCCGACCATCTCGCCCTCTAAGACAGAATTATCGTGAGCTGGTTCGCCGAACCCGTGAACGCCGCTACGAAGACGCCCGCGGATGAAATGATTCCGTCATCTGGAATATTCATCACATGATGCCCCGCTGGAAACGTCTGCGTAAGCAAAACATCTCCACTTGCGCTGCCGTTCTTGAGCGTAAATGCTCCCGCCGCGGCGGCATAAATCACCACCTGACGAAGGCGAGACCGAGTTGGCCCGACAATCGCAGCAGTTGTGCCTTGAACCCAATTATATGCTGTTACTGGACCAGCCATGTGCGCCTCCTATTTATGAAAGAGCAGCGCCGACAGCAGTAACCCAAGCAGCACCTGTGTTGATCACAAGACAATACTCGTTATTGCCAGCGCCGTTGTCGCTAACCATATATACTGTTCCAACAGCTACACTGGCGAATGCGGGCAAGTTAGCAGTCGTAACTACAGGTACTTGAAAACCGTTGTTCGAGCGGACTGGACCCGAAAAAGTTGATAGAGCCATCTGAATCTCCTGTCGTGGCTAAAGTCAGCCGCACCATGCGACTGTCAGGGATGCTTATACGATACAGAAGAATAAAACAAAAAGAAAGGGGCAACCGAAGTTGCCCCCAAGATACAAGCTGTATCTATTCTTAGGCTGCGCCTGGTGAACCAAACACCGCACGAGGATCGCTAAAGCCGAAGCTATAACGCTCACGCGCTTTGAAGCGCATGTTACCTGTGTCGAAATCTGCTTCCATATTGGTGGACATTGGAGTCCGCTCAAAGTGGACGAAACCACGAGGTGCGTCTGTCTTGATAAAGAACGCATCTGGATCTGTAAGGAAGTCGTTGACGGCGTAGCCTTCAGGCAACATCCCCATAGAACGGATTGCGTTTGTATCGTTGTCCGCTGTACCAACACGCAAGTTGGAAACCATCAAACGCTCTGCAACGAATTGCAGCTGACGTGGAAGGACCAGCTTCATGCCGCGTAATGCGACTTTAAGACCACGCTCGTCAACAAAACCTGCGATGTTGATCAAAGCATCTTCAAGAGATGTTTCGTTCAAATCTGCAGCTACTGCTGGTTCGTTGGCAAACGTACCACCGGAAGTAAGTGGGTGGTTAGTTGCACACAAAGCAACTCCGTCACCGCCAGCAGATGCGCCAGCCGTAAAGGCATTGTTAAGAACTGCAGCAGCCTTAACTTGCTTTGAGTGTGCCATTGAACGAGCCAACGCACGAGTGTAACGCGAACCAAGACGATCATAGAGATTGTCTTCGATAGCTTCCTCAGTGATTGAGAATGCCAGCGCCACTGTTTCGTGGTTGTAACGAGCAGTGTATGCTTCGTTAGCGTCGTCAAAGTTAATTGCACCACCTTCCGATTTGGTCGGTGCTGCGCCGAAACCAGACAACATAACTTCTTCTTCGAATGCTCGATCAGAAGACTCTGTTGTAAAGATCTCTGCGTGTTGGTTTTCGTACCGAGAGTACTCCATACCAAACAGCGCGTTGAGGCCTGGTTCTAGCTCTTTCGCTAGTTGTGCGCGTGAAATAGCCATTTGTTAGACCTCCTTAAACGCCAGTGTTCGCTACTGTACCAGCAACAATAGCACCGTTTCCGGAGTTAAAGCTGTTGTTCAGTCGAACGATTACGGGAATACCAGCCGCTGTGTAGTCTTGGTTTTCAGGATCGTCCTGAATACCAACAATGCGCAACTGAAGCGCAGCGGTGGTGGCGATTGTGCTGACACCCAACGTCGCAGAAGAAATACCAGTGGACGAAACGCCACTTGTACCAGCTGCAAAGTTCGCATTAGCAAACACATGACCGCGAGCAGTAGCTTCGCTTGTAAGCGATGCACTGGATGCGATTACGAATGTTTGATTTGGGTTGTCATAGACAAAGGCTTTGATGG